TTTACCTTTGGTTCTTTCTTACCAAATATCTTTTCCCAATTGTCTTGATAGACTGTACCTTCTGATGGGCGTTGTTTTGAACCCTTCCCACCATGCCATTGCTTTGTCATAAGAATTTTCCATAATATAAAGTTGTTAGATTAGCCCCTCTTTGTAGACCCGCTACCTAACCGATATCACACTGCCGCATTTGATATCTTACCACGATGTATGTACCCAAACCTCAACCAGCCTACTTGGTACATTCTCTGAGTCAAGTGGTTACTCAGCCCCCTAAGTCAATTCTATTACTGCATAGTATATTTATAATTCAAATAGATTAGAATTGACAATCCTTACACATCATTTGCAAGTTTTTGGAAATATGAGAGTGTCTCATCTTCCTCTACATCTGTTGATACAGTAGTAGGTTCTGCAACTGTTGGTTCTGGACTTGGATATGCAACATCGTCCATATCAGATGCAACCGAAGCTGCAGTTGATGTAGATGCTGTCATTCCTAAAACTCTGTCGAGTTTTTGTTTCAGTTCATCGTAAGATTTAAACTGGTCTGCACCAATAACATCTTTTAATGAATGTTGACTATTCCAGACTGCTTCCATTCGTGCCTCATCATCTGATAATGGTTTTGGAGTTGCAAACTCTGATTTATCATAGTTCCAGTATCCATCTACTTTACGAACTTTGATTTTAAAGTCTGCACCTTCCCATAAATCAAAAGGATTTACTGGTGTTTCATCTTGAAACTGTGGTTGCATTTTGTCTTTCAACATTTCGAAGATTTTCTTCCCATATCTAAATAGGAATACTTTACCTTCATTCTCTGGATGTGTAGGGTCAGAAACTACAAGAATGTTTGACACATAGTGCAACCTTCTTTTCTGTTTCCTTGCTATATCCTTGTTTGACTCAAGACCAGAGTTCCACAATTCAGTATTGTGTTCTGATACTGGGTCTTTCTCATTAAGAGTCGTTAAAGACTTCTCAATGTACCATCCACCTGGCCCTTGGAAACCATGGTCAAAGTATTGAACCCAAGGCATATCCTCGTTCTGTGATGCTGGTAAGAATCTTACAACTGCATAACCATTACCAGTCTTATCTAAGTCGATTTTCCAGTATCGGTCATCATTGTATGATTTAGTTTCAGTTCCACTAGATGTTTGTTCTAGTGATTTCTGTAAGGTGTCGAATCCACCTCGTGATTTTTTTAAGTCTTGAAATGACATAATTTTATCCTCGTATTAGCATTGTATTGCATTTTATTATTGTATTAAACTAAGTATCTTTCTAAAGAAGTAATACTTAATTCATCCTTCATTATATAATAGTCTATGTTTTGGAATCTGTCAACTAAAATCTTTAGTTGTTCTGTCTGGGATATCCAACCTTGGTCACCAGTCTCAACAAGTCTGTTGTTCTCTGGGTCGTCTTCTGTCCCATAACATCGAGTTCCAGCATAGATGTTATTATATTTAGTCGAATCGTAATTCCAAATAGAATCAAATCCGACAAAGACTACATTATCGTAGTCATGGTTCATAGATGCCATTGCAGCTGCAGTAGTACCTGCGAACCAATTCTCAAATAGATGGTAATCCTCTGGAGGGCCACCTATCTTTGAAATCTTATAGTCATCCTCTATTCCTATTGCTTGCATTTCTAGGATACCTACATTCCCATTACCCTTTCCATGCATAGTCACTTTAGAATGACTTGGGTCTATCCACTCTCTTACTGGTACACCCATTGTTCCTTTAATCACATTGTATTCTTCAAATCCTAATGGGTCATCCCATTCTCCAGAGAAGTAACATTTGTTGTATTTTGGATATTGTGATTCACAACACTCACCCATGATACTGACATCTATAATGGTTAGATAGTCTGGTTCATAGTCACGATACAGTGCATTACACCCCCATATATCCCCATTAAGAGTCGTTAGGTCTAATCCTATCCTAGACTGACCATTACCTATAATGTATGCAGTACGACCCTCTGAGAGGTTTAAATACGACATTGCATTATCAATATCCATCATTTCATTTACTGTAGGTTCATATGTGTCAAAAGTCATATATTTCTAATACCTTTTTCTTTAATGTATCGTTATTATATCCGATAAACCCTTGAGTCTTTTGTAATCTTTGTTTAACTTCTGGCCAGACATATTGTTCTGATATGTTTAAGCGGGAACTCCATCCAATAAGGGAGTCAAGTAATACTCCTGTTCCAAATGATATGGACTTGGATAAAAGACACTGGACAATGATAGGATGACTAGAAGTATTAGTATTAAATAAATTGTCCAGTTTTCCTTCAAGTGTGTTAAGATGTCTGATATCTTTCTCGAAAGAGTAGAGAAGAGACTGGTTGTATTTTTTCCACTCTGTATAGTTTTGTTTTGCTTCTTCACCGAATAAATCTCCTACCCAAAAGTCCTTGTACATAAAGTTTGATATGTAAAAATCCTTAAGTTGTCCATTGTGTTGTTTTCTAAGTTTTGCAAATTGAAACTTATCGTTCCTTTTGAGATAACTTTCAAATGATGCACTAACTTTTCCATTGTATCTATTAAAATCATAATCTGAATTATAATGTAGTTTAATCCCTAGATATAATTTGTATGATTCATATCCAAATCTTGCATCCACCTATCAATACCTATTGGTTCTTTTGTAAGCTTCCAAAGCTTGTTCTTCACGAATCTTATCAATCTTAATTTTTCGTTTCCAACCATTCATTTTCTTTTGTCTCTTTGCACATGGTTTTTCGTAGTATCGTCTTTCACGAACTTCTGCAATAATACCATCTCTTTCAACCTTCTTCTTGAATCGTCTCATTAAGACATCAAATGGTGGTGGCCCAGATGGTTTCTTTGGTTTTCTATCCCATTCCTTTTGTCTTTGTGGTGTACGATTAAATTTCTTCATATTGGTAATTTGCCTTTTCCTTTCTTTGCGTTTGGTTTTAATAAGTTGTAAGATAATGCATCACTCTCTATCTTTTGTTTAAGAGGTGGAGTAATTAAGTTCTTTACTGATTCTGGGTCAAGATGTTGGGTCTCACAATAATGCACGATTGCATCAATGTAGTTTAATCCTTTCTCTAAGACTAGAGTTTCGATTGCTTCTGTAAACCTTTTTTTGGTTAAAATCATATAATCACTTTTATTTTCATTACTATACTAGTATACTATCGAACTGGTATTTGTCAAGTCTTTTTCCACTCACATTTTATATTTTTATCATATATTTTTAGATATACATGAAATGGTTTATCTGGTTCATAGTAATCTCTGTCATATTTTAACCCATAGTATTCGAAGTTTGTAGCTTTGTAGATTGTCCCACCTTTATCTTCTTCTGCAACTGTAACTATGACTTTTGGATTCAATAATTTGATTGCACGAGATACAAACCATGATGTTATATTGTGTTCATCCTGTGGTTCTACTGCAAGTCTAGCTAACTCATAGAATCCTTCACATGTATCTGTATAACATCCATAGTGTTCTTTATGAAATACCCTTTGATGTTTATATTTTTGATGATGGACAAATTGAACTGCACCGACTATTTTAGTTTTATTGAATAACCCATAACAATGATGAGACACTTCATCTGCATAATCTATTCCAAATATGTCTTCTTTATCGTTATTGTTTTGAATGACTGGTCGAGCATCCTCAAGACTAATCTCACTTACTTCATAATCTAATTTCATTTAGTCTGGTGGATTGTTGTGTTTTCTTTTTTCGAGTTTTTGTTCCCAGTCTTCTATTGCTTTTTTGATACTTTCTTCTGCAAGGACTGAACAGTGGAGTTTGATTGGTGGTAATTCAAGAGCATCTGCAATCTCTTTATCTTTAATGAGTTTTGCCTGTTCAATTGTTCTACCTCTGAGCATCTCAACAAAAAGTGTCGATGATGCAATAGCAGAACCGCATCCATAAGTTTTGAATTTGACATCTTCAATGATATCCCCTTTCATTTTTATATCAAGTTTCATGACATCACCACAAGCAGGAGCTCCTACCATACCAGTTGCAACATTAGGGTCTTTAGGGTCGAACCTTCCAACTGCATGTGCTTCTGGATTATTTAGAACCGATTCGAATCTGTCGACTACTTTTTTTGAATATGCCATATTTATTTTTAAATTTGTTTAAAAGGTAACTTATAACTATTATAAATATAAGTGATAAAAATCTATAACTAGATAGTATATCGTTTTATTAACCCATAACTGTATTTATAAGGAGAACGAACCTAAAATGAGTCGTGCTATTAACTATATCTATGAACACCGATGCGAGATATGTGAGAACATAAGAGAAATCACTTCTTTTACTTTCTTCATGTTAGCACCCATTGCTTTACCATTTTTAATAATGTGGTTTGCAATGAATTCCTACTAAAGACCATACTCAGTTCTATACTGACTACGAAGTTCTTGTAGCTGGTCTACATAAT